TTCATGTATTCCATCGACGAGCCACTGGATACCACCAGCCGCGACGGCTTCGCGGTGGTGACACGGTTCACGCCGATGGAAGTCTCGGCTGTCAGCATCCCTGCTGATCACACCGTTGGCCAAGGTCGCAAGGCCGGCCACACCAGCAGCTCCGGCCCCCCGGATGCTGCCGCGGCATCTGCCGCACCCTCGACCCCTAACGAAAACACCCCAATGGACCCCTCCACCATCGACATGGAGGCAGTGCGGGCTCAGGCTGCGGCCGATGAGCGCTCTCGCGTTGCCTCCATCACTTCTCTCTGCCGTGAGCACAAAGCAGACGATCTGGCCCAGGGCCTGATCGAGTCCGGTGCTTCTGAAGCTGACGCAATGCGTTCGGTGCTCTCTGAGATCGCCAAGCGCCCTGCTGCTCAGCCTGCTACTCCTGCTGCTCCTGCACGCTCTGCTCAGCCGATCGCTACTGGCGGTTCTGCTGACATCGGCCTGACCGAAAAGGAAGCCCGTTCCTTCAGCTTCGTTCGTGCCATCCGCGCACAGATGATGCCTGGCGATCGCGCTGCCTTTGAGGCTGCTGCGTTTGAGCGTGAGGTGAGCGAAGCCACTGCAGAGCGCATGGGCATCACCCCTCGCGGCATCCTGGCCCCGAATGATGTGCTCCAGCGTGACCTCACCGTTGGCAACCCCTCGGCTGCTGGCGATCTGGTCTTCACCGATGCACGCCCCGGCAGCTTCATCGAGCTGCTGCGCAACCGCCTCGCGCTGAACACCCTCGGCGTCACAATGCTGACCGGCCTGCAGGGCCCTGTTGCCATCCCCCGTCAAACCGGTGCTGGCACTGCTTACTGGGTGGCTGAAGGTGGTGAGCCCACCGAATCGCAGCCCAGCGTGGACCAGGTGGCACTGGTGGCCAAGACCCTTGGCGCCTACACCGAGTTCAGCCGTCGCCTGATGCTGCAAAGCTCGATCGACGTGGAGCAGATGGTGCGCACTGAGCTCGCCACTGTGATCGCACTCGAGATCGATCGCGCTGCCCTGTACGGCCTCGGCTCCAGCAGCCAGCCCGAGGGCCTCAAGTTCGTGACCGGTATCAACACCGAAGACTTCGACGCCGCCAACCCCACTTATGAGGAGCTGGTGAGCATGGAGACCAAGGTGGCTGCAGACAACGCCGACATCGGCGCCATGTCCTACGTGACCAACTCCACCATCTACGGCGGCTTCAAGACCACCGAGAAGGCCAGCGGCACCGCTCAGTTCGTGCTCGAGCCCGGCGGCACCGTGAACGGCTACAACGTGGTGCGCTCGAATCAGATCGCCTCTGGTGATGTGTTCTTCGGTGTTTGGAACCAGATGATCATGGGCATGTGGGGCGCCCTGGACATCCAGGTAAACCCCTACGCCTTGGATAAGTCCGGCGGCGTTCGCGTGACTGCTTTGCAGGATGTGGACGTGGCTGTGCGTCACCCCGAGGCCTTCTGCCGCGGTAACAACACCCTGTGACCATGAGGCTCCTGATCCTGCGCCAAACCTCGATTGTCGGCCAGCCCGCAAGGGCTGGTGATGTGGTTGAGGTAAACGACCGCGATGCTCGGCTGCTGATCAACAGCGGCAAGGCTGAAGTGGCACCGGCAACGCCTGCGGCCCCTGTTGCCCCAGTGGTTGCACCGGTGGCGCAGGATGCGGAGCCCATCCAACGCAAACCACGCACACGTCGCACCAAGACCAATGGCATTGCATGAGCTCACGCTGGAGAAGCTCCAGCACTTGACCCTTCTGGCCACCACCACCGTCACCGCCACCGGCGATCAAACCGGTGTTGATCTGGCCGGCTACGAAGGTGATGTTCAGATCATCCTGTCCGGCACTGCTGCTGGTGCAGGCACTGATCTCACCTTCCGCATTGAGGAGTCTGCTGACGACATCACCTACACCGCAGCAACTGGCGGTGGCTTTACCGCCATCGGCAACGCTGCAGCCAAAGAGGTGATCACCCTCAACAGCAACGACCTCAAGCGCTACATCCGCCTGAGCTGCACCGCAGTGACTGGCAGCCCCAGCTCTGAGGTGACCTGCTTCGGGATTGGCCTGAAGAAGTACGGCTGATGGCACTGACGGAAGACCTAGCGATCTTCCTCGATGATTTCGGCGTCAGCTGCACGGCTGGCGCCGTTTCTGCATTGGGGATTCTGGACATGCCAACGCAGGTGCTGGCTGGTGATCAGGTGCTGAGCACTGATTACACGCTGACCGCCAAGGCATCTGATTTTGGCAACCTGATCTATGGCGACGCGATCACCGTGGCCGGCGTGGCCTACACGGTGCGCGAGACGATGCTGATTGATGATGGCGCCTTTTGTCAGATCAGCCTGATGCGGCAGGCTAGTTAGCATGTGAGCAAGACGGAGGCTCGCCGTGCCATTCGGATTGAATACCGGCTTCGATGTTGCGTCACTGGAAACGCTGACGGCTGTCGGCGCCACGGCAGCACAAAGAACCAACGGTGCCTACCTTAGTTTCCAGGTAACGCTCAGCGATGTTGGCACCAACGTCGTGATCAGACTCGAGGGCAGCGTTGATGGTGAAGCCTATTTCAACCTGGCAGGCAACGAGACTGATTACACGCTGACTGCAAACGGCACCTATGGTTATGTGCTGTTTGCCCCGGTGCAGTTTGTGCGGCTGCGGCTCGTAAGCATCGCAGACGGTACGCCGTCTGTTGCAACTGTTCTCGGCACCACTTGATCATGGAAGTTCTGACTCCTACGGTTCTGGCAGGTGGTGGTGGCGCTGGCGGTGATGGCGGCGCAGCGGATACGGCCACCAAGCTGTCCAGCGAGCGCACGTTTGAGCTGACCGGCGACGTTACCGGCACCGTTGACAGCGATCTTGAGAACGGCGTTTCGATCACCGCTGCCATCGGCTCCGGCGTCATTGTTGACGCTGACGTAAACGCCAGCGCTGCAATTGCTGGCAGCAAGATCAGCCCGGATTTCGGCAGCCAGACCGTTCAAACCACTGGGCCCGTCATCCTCGGCAAGCTTGGTGCTGGCGGCGTCAACTACGGCACTGCTGGGCAAGTCCTAACCAGCCAAGGCCCCGACGCTGCCCCGACATGGGAAGACACGAGCGGCGGCGGCGCTGGTGCTGGCGGCAACGTCGCGGGCAGCAACACCCAAATTCAATACAACGACGACGGCTCCTTTGGCGCCAGCGTTGACCTGACATGGGACGACACCACCAAGCTGCTTGATGTCGGTGGCTCTGTGCTGCTGGACAAGCTTGGTGCCGGCGGCGCTAACTACGGCACCAGCGGCCAGGTTTTGACCAGCCAAGGCTCCGGCAGCCCGGTGCAATGGGCATCGCTGCCTAGCGGCCTTGCGGTTACATCGTCCACCGTCACCGCCTCAGGCACTGGCAACACCTTCGGCAGCCTGCCGTCTGGTCTTCGCCGCGTCAACCTCACGTTCAACGCCCTGAGCACTAGCCTCGCCGTTCGTATTGGTGTCCGTATTGGTGGTAGCGGTGGTCTTGTTACCACTGGCTACAACCTTGCTTCTTGTTTCTTTGGCGGAGGCTATAACGGCTTTTTCAACACGAATGATTCACTATTGGGAGCAACGGGGTGGGCAGACGCATCGAACATCTACAACGGCAAGGTTGAGATCACTCGCCACTCCAGTACGGCTACCACCACCAACGTCATCTACTTCTTGCAGCTGACGATGAACCTCTCTGGGTTCAACTACATCCACATCGTTCAAGGGCACGTCACGCTGCCCACCGAGCTGACACAAGTCAGGCTCATGCCCGAGTCTGGCAACTTCGATGCTGGCAGCATTGAAATCGATTACCTGTCCTAAGCAGCTGGAGGCAGCACAGTGACCACCAAACGCGAGCAGGTACTGGCTGCCATCCGCACCGCACTGACCGGCACCACCGGCGTCGGTACACGCATCTACCGCAGCAGGGTGGAGCCCCTAGCCCGGCAGGAGAGCCCCGCCATCGTGGTGGAGCCGGTCAACGACACCGCAGCACAAAACACTGCGCTGCCCACGCTGGACTGGAGCCTGACCGTGCGCGTTGCGATCATCGTGCGCGGCAACGTGCCAGATCAACTGGCTGATCCGATCGTGGCCAACGCACACGGCAAGATCATGGCTGATCTAACGCTTGGCGGTTATGCGATTGATGTGCAACCGCAGTCGGTGAGCTTTGATCTGATCGAAGCTGATCAACCGGCAGGTGTGATCGCGCTTGAGTATTTGGTGCGTTATCGCACGTCG